AAAAACCCGGCAATTCGCCGGGCTAAACTTCCTTTTGTTCCATCTTGTATAATCACTCCCTGATGGAGATAACTGTGAATGACCTGCGGCCATTCAATAACAATTGCACCATGACTGATACACTTGCCAAATTGATATAGAACAATATCACCCGGTTGTGGTGGCCCTTCTACTGGATCACATACGCCCAAAATCAATTCTAAATAACGTTGTCCCATCTGGTGCAAATGCCAATCAGGCGGATATGGCCGTGGATCTAAATGGTCCATCAATCCGACTTTTTCATAGACCTCACAAATCAAAGTGCCGCAGTCAACTCCCACACCTTTCACACGACCTTGATGATGGTAAGGAGTACCGAGCCATGTAAGGGCCTCTTGTACTGCTTCTAAATTTTTAGCTTTCTTCGCCATAGAATTTGGTCCATACAAAAAAGCCTTGGAAAATTCCAAGGCTTTCATTAGTTTTTAGACTTCAATAATAGTTAGGTTCCCCGTCCTATAAGCCCCTGTATCTATAAAGTGACAGTTATGCTTAATGACAGGGTAGTCAACAATCGTATGCCCCAGATAAATACGGTCAATATTTTTAACTTTACGGTAAATTCCAGTTTGATCGTTAAATCGATTTCTTGACCACAAGGCAAGATTCATAGCTAAAAGAACATCATCTATATCTTGATTATTAAACGATTTTTTAAACTCAAGCCAATCGTTTTGCTCAACATTTGCATGAACAAATCCAATAAGCTCTCCTTTATGTTCAATTTCAAGATAGAGCGGAAGCTCTTTTAGTTGCTCAATTATCTTTAGTTGATCACTTTTAGATAATTTATAAAACCACTCACCACCGTTACGCTCATCTTTGTGTATATTGCGAATCTTATGATTCAGCATCCCATCAATACACATTTGTTCGTGATTTCCACGAACAGCTTTGAACCAAGGCTTATTGAGTAGTTTTATACACTCAAGGCTCTTTTTACCCCGATCAACCAAGTCACCTACCGAAATCAAAAGATCATTTTTAAAATCGAAACCTATGTCGACAAGATGTCGACATAGGTTATCGTAACTACCGTGCAAGTCGCCCACTACAAAGATACGTTCATACTTCTTCATACGATTAATCTCAAAGCCCCTTCATCAAGATTGACTTGCTCACCTGAATTGTTCACGTGTGTTACAGTAACTACACCTGCACTTTTACATTCAGCAGTCATTTGTGTACCCTTTAAGTCAAACTGAAAATCAACTAAATATTGAGTACCAAGAGTCGCCGTTGAAAGATTTAATGTTGTTGATTGACTTGCACCAGCTGCCAATGTTGGCGGGTTCCAAAGTTTTTGAGCTAAAACTCCTTGATCTAAATATCCATATTTTGCATCAAGATATTTAATCCGTTCTTTTAGCCAAGCCATAATTTGACAAATCCCTCCGAGATCCTTCGATGGAATATCGGGCCAACGCTGTTGCTCTTGCTTAAAGAGATTGAGACTGAATTTTGATTCAATATCACGCTCAATTCGATAAACAGTATTAAGGTTAAAAATTCCTTTATTTCTTAATTCAGCATATCGTTTAATAACATCATTAAGAATAATTGGCTTAACAATAGGAATGATATTGTTAGCGTCCCAATTCCAATTTGAAGCATATTCAACCCCAATACCTGCCCAATGAAGCCCGAAAGTCGTATCAAGGTCATAAGGCATCCAACAATATTGAGTACCATCCCAAGTTGTCAAAATTGAATTCTTATCAAGCAAATCTGCTGCAGCAGTAAACTCAACAAGCAAATACCAATCAACAACATTTGTACGATCATAATATTTGTCGAATTGAGCAGTTCGTTCAGCTATTGGCAAACGGTGAAAATCCCAAAGCGCCTGCATGGAAGCTTTTACAGTAGCGTCACTAATCGGTCCGCCTTCTTCATAACCGTTTAGTTTAGGGTTTCTAAGGCCTAGTTTTTCGTAAGGCGGTGCAGATGCTGTGAAATCAATACCCCCTCCCAGCAACTCAAATTGAACATGCTTTTTATTGCTTTTGTCCAAATTGTAATTGTCTCGTTTTTTGCCAATATTTAATGTACCTATCCCATAGAAAACGCCATTTAAGCGAACCACAGCAGGATAACCATCAACATGACCTACCGCGCCAGTATCAAGTGAATTCACACCCAACTGGTTGAGGTACGCGCGATCTACCTCACGCTTCGGGAAGCCTTTTCTTGATTGGACCATTTCTTCCCATAGTCTATTACAAAGAATGTTTCGGCTATGAGTTGCATCAATCCAGTTTGCTTTCCAAACAAGTTCCTGTTGAGGAATCAAATCACCTAATTTTATTGAACGCTCAGTAGTAAAACTTTCATCCGTAAAAAAACCAAAACTAAAGTTCTTTTTCGGATACACAGCAGAACTACTCCCCTGTACCGCATATTGGGCATAACTTTCATTAACAACCCCGTCGACATTTAGCTTCAATCTACAATTAATCGAACCCTCAGCTTTACTCTCAGGCGGAAAGACTTTGTCTGCAAAAATGTCTATTTGGATTACGCTTGTAGGTTTTGGGAAAGTAAATAGCGTGTTCTGTACAACGTTCGTATTAAGAGGCTTTACCTTTGAACTAAACTGATTAGTACGATTCTTAATAACATATGGGTTAGATAGTTCTTTTAAATTTGGAGCGTCACGATGAATACTTGTAATGGTGATATATCCCTCATGATCACAAGTATAGTTTATCTTTGCGGATTTAATGCCTTGCGAACCAAAATCTGGAATTGAATGAACACATCTGATGAAATTCCCATTATAGTCATACAAGTTAAGTACGCTCATTATTCCGCCAGGTTCATCCGTATCAACTACAGCTTCAAAAGTATCGCCATGTTTTACTGCAATCTTTCCCGTACTTTTATATGCAGACCAATACTCTGGAGAAACATTTTGATTGAATTCAATTCCAGCTGCTGTGTAACCAGTACCTGGTGCGAGAAAAGGGATTTTCTCTTCAATTTTTTCTGCAGCCAACCTAGATAAATTATCATTCCGCACAAAAACATTCTCTTGGGGTCTGCTCCATGATAAATTTTGATCAGTGCCCGCAGGGATTAAGTCTGCTTTCAACTTCAGTCCGCTTATGTATGCACGGTTTGCTGGATTAATTGAACAAAAGACAATAAAACAGCGCTTTGTCGCGGTATAAGAGTATTCAAATGGATATGAGTCACCCGGCCGTTCAGTATTTTTGAAAGATTCTAGAAAGTTCAAATCTTTGTCAAAAATTACCATGGCGGGAATATTGCTGTCTGGATTAAGAACTGTTGCCTTAATCTGATCCCCTACTTCCAACGGTATTAAACCTGTATTTCTGTAGGCATTTGTATAAATATCACCGCCCCCATTTAAGTCATGGGTTCCGTTTTCATAGTAACGACCAAGCTCATTAAACTCAAAAGTTATTGTTTTCCCTTCACTCACCATTTTGGCATTTGCATATCGTAAGTTAGCAATCATCCGAACGATATATCTATCGAAGTATGAACTACGATCTAAAACTGTAAGCTGGTAATGATTGCCTGTCACAGTTGCAAAACGTGTAGGATAAAGTGATCCTGCATAGTGAATTGTTGTTGCTACACAATAACAATTAAATGGAGCTGTATAGCGGTATTGAACTTCTTCGACCTCTTCAGGGCCTATGTTTGGTATAGATAAATCTGCAACTAATTTAAGATCCATGTCAAAAACTAGTAATGATGCGACATCGGAAAAATTATTGCGGTTCTGTTGTAAGATCGATGCACTGATTGTAGCGCCTTGATCAAGATAAATAAGCCCTGTATTTACATAGTTAACGGTATGAATGTCAAAGTTTTTGCTTCTATCAGATTCACCCGTTTTAAAGTAGCGTCCAACAACATTAAATGGATAAGTATTTTGTCGATCAAAATAAACGCTTGTAAGGGCTTTTAAAGCATTAATTTCATTTAATAGATCTTTTGAAACGGAATTATATTTTTTATCAAAATTACTTTTTTGCTCCAAAGTCTCAATGTACTCAATCAAGCGTTTTAAAGCATCTTTAAAGCCAGCTTCAGTAACACTAGGGTCTATGAATTCAGCAACGGTAGGGATTGTTGGAAATACAACATTAGATAAATCATTCATACTCTTTTTCCATAAAAAAAGCCCTGCAAATGCAGAGCTATGGATTAAATTTTTTAAAACTTAGACTGAAGTTTCAGGAATAGGAACATAAGGTGCGCCTCTAAATCGAGCGCGATTATTAAAGCGATTGTCACAAGTATCTAGTCGTTTATCACAACCCGGATATACACGAATCACCTCACCAATTGCAGGCATTTCTAAAAGCGGCAACGTAAGAAGTAATGCTCCCGTTTCATGCAATCGCACCGTGCGCTTAATACCAACATTAATACCCTCAAGAAACTCTACAACACCCTGAGTGAACCAGCCTTGAGGATGACTTAGATCACAGTGAATTCTATTTAAAGTACTGTTAGCACCAATGGTTGTATCAACTGCAAATTCTGAACTTAATAAGCCACAAGCCTGATCAAAAAGTGTATTTAAGCAACCCGGTTGATACAAATTACGTGGCATTTGTACTTTTAAATCATCTATTTCCGAAACCACACTCGCTTTAATCTCATATCGATCAAACTCAGGTTCAATAATACGCCCTTCAAATAAAACCATCGTTCCAGCACTAGTATCTGTAGGGGTATTGATATCCATGAAAATACGCTCTAGCTTAAAGCGAGAACCATCTAAAATACCGTTATGGAATGCTTGAGCGACAGGCACCTCACCAAACATTGTACTTTCAGTAGTTTCAATCGTAATTGATAAATTATCGACTTCAATTCCAAGTGAGAGACTAATACCTTCCCGACTTATAATTGGCCCATTTGACTGAAACACCTTGTCTTCTACAACCAAATCAACATCGTAATTTGTGTAATGATATTCAATACCTTGTATTGTTGTAATGGTATATAGATCGGCCATAATAAACTGATCTGCATCCAACAATCTTATAAGCTTATCTGATGCTTTTCTCATACCTTATTTCCCAATGAACCAATTAAGTCAATTTTGTTAGATTTCCAAAGCTTATGCATAAAATTTACATATTCTTGCGTGTCTTCTTTAAAACGACATCGGTAATAGTAAGTACCTGAAACAGTTATTTCCTGATCTAAAGCAAGAGGTTCTGACAGGATCAGATATCCATCCTTAGTTATCTCAAATACGCCTTGTTTCCACATTAAAGCATCATCACTGACCCACATAGATTTAATCGTGTTTCGGTTCCACATGCTTTGATTAAAAGCCAAGATCTTTGGTTCGGTATGACTTAGGACTATCTTTTCGATCTGGGCTTCTGTTTCCCACCAACCTATGTAATCATCACCCCACATGAGTTTCTGCTCGTCTGTCCACATTAACTTTGAGTACTGATTCCACATTTGAGGATTCACATAATGTGGAAACGTAGGGTTTTGCTTGTGAGTTTGGAGAGTTTTATAAATTTGAAACTTCTGTGTAATGCCATCACCAACAAATGTGCAATTAAATTCATTATCTTCAGGCATCTTATAGAGAAAAGAATCAAATGACCCTCTTCTCTCTAGAAAAAAACTCTCAATAACTTGTAATTCAGCTTTACCACTTCTTTCTCGCAAAAAACCGAAAGACAGTGAAATTTCATACTTTGGAAAGGATTGAAAGCTTGCTCTTAATTCACGACCATTTATTGATGTCATGATTTTGGTGTTAAACATCGGAGCTTTTGATAAGTCCCATTCAAGACCAGGTAATTCTGGAAACAATGCATTAGACATTTAATCCTCCTTATTTCCCAAAATTACGGTTATAGCCTTTAAGTCCACCAGCCAAATCACGGCCATGCTTCTTCATAAAGTCTCTAACTCCTTTGGCATCAATGGCACTAATATTGAAAACAGTGGTACCACCACCCCCACCTTCAGCAACCGCTGCAGCCCCAAAACTTGCCCCATTGCGTAATGCGTTACCCATTTCACGAATGGTATTTGCATGTTGAGACGGTAAAACCATCTCATCTTCATGAAGCTGTGTAATTGGGTTAACACCGGATGGAATGTCGTAACCGCCTCGAGCAGATTTAATCTTTCCAGCTAGACCAGCCACTAAACCAAATGCAGCAGCACCGGCACCAACGGCGAGAATTGGACCGACATAGGGAATTGCAACCATAGCTTTAAATGCACCAGCCATTGCTTCCCATGCAGACATCATGATGCCTTTGATAGCTTCGGCAGCCTTTAAGCCTAAACGTGCTAAACCACCTGCTGCAGTAACGCTGGTACGTGTTGCTTCACCTGCAATGGTTGCCCCTGTTTGAGCAGCTTGGCCAGAAGCTTCTGCCGCCGTTTCAGCACCAACGAAGCCAAGCTTACGGGCCAACTTAATCGCTTGGATTCTTAACCAGCCTTGTAGCTCCTTTGTTGCTGTTTGCAAGGCAAATTGCCCCATGTCAGCTAGTACTGCTTTAGTTGCATTACTCCAAGTCAGTGTGCCATTCATAAGTGACTGAATGCCCTGATCCCATAGGTTAGAAAGACGAGAAGTAAACCCACCGAACTTAGCCTCAAAGTCTTTCATTTCCGCATCACTGATTAAGCCCATAGACTTAGTGTCAGCAACTTTCTGATCTGTCTCTAAATCAGAAATGTTGTTTGTGATTTGGTTTTGATTGCCCTGCTTACCCGTAATACCGGTTTGCTCGTTCTCAAGTGCTAAACGCTCTAAAAGACCTTGCCGTTTAATTTCACGTAACTGATCTTCTAGTTGTTTTTCCAACTGGACTTTACGGACATTTGAAATTTTCTTGGCGTCAAACTCTGCCTGAATTCGCGCCGCTTCAATTTCATAAAGGCGTTGTGCTTGCTGTTGATAATTGTCTATCTGTTCTTCACGAGCTTTTTTGTATTCCTCAAACTCTTTTAAACGAATAGCAATAATCTTGTCGGATGCATCCTTCTCGGCTTTGACTTTGGCAGCTGATTTTTCATCGGCAGTCAATTTAGATTTTTCAATCTCATCTAATGCCTTTTTGAGATCCATCGCTATTTTTTGCTCTTCAGTAGCATATTTATAGCGAATATCTGCTAATGCCTTAGCAGCTTGTTCAGCTTGGCGCACAGCATCATTTTTGCCTTGTTTGGCTTTCTTTGACTTGCCGCCTTTATCATCCTTAACGCCTGTACCAATCCCCTTATTAGGATTTGGAGGTGGAGTGCCAATTCCTATTTTTGGCGTATCTGGTTTTTCAATGGGTTTTGTAGGATCCTTATACACATAGTTGGTAATTTTTTTACCACCTGCGGTAGTAACATCGAGAATCCGTTGCCCAGCAGTTACGAGTGAATTAGTGGCTGTAGCTGCCCCTGCATTCCATGTGTTTTTCAGGTCATTCATTCGGCCTTTCATTTGATTGGTATATCGATCAGTGATACCGCCAAGTTGAGATAAGCCACCCTCCCATGCTGCTTTCGCACCCGAGAAATTGAAGTGAAGAATATTGTTAACAACACTACCAAATGTTTGAAACTTAACTTGTAGAACATCCAGACCGTATTGGATAGTGCTACGAACCATATCAAAGCCAGCCATAAGGCCATTAAATGCAATGATAAGAGCTTGGCATACTGTAACTACAACGGCGCGAATAATTGCAAAGGCGGACTGAACACCAACCTGAAAGCCTGTTACTACTATTCCTAAACCACGAATCACAACCGATACAGCATCCATAAAACCAATTTGTGCTACTGATCCATCACCGATATTGCTCGTCAAATCCTGCCAAATCCCACCAATGGTATTAAAAATATCCTCAACAATACTAAAGAAGCTGCCAAAAATACTGATAATAGATTTTATGGAATCATCAATTCCTTCTTTAGATTCAACTGCAAAATTTAAAAATCTATTTGCCAAGTCTGTCAATGCTGGTGCTGCTTGAGCAGCCATTCGAGACATAACACCTTGCACAGTTGAATGAATCGTCTCTAATGCTGTATTGAATTCTTTCGTTGATTGCATTGTTTCTGAGCTCATGATCACCCCTAAATCATGAGCTTGTTTTGCGTATTCCTTTAATTTTTCGGCATTATTATCTAAAAGTGGTGCCAATAATGTCGCATCATCAGCCAATGAATCCATATAAAAAGTCATTTCGGCTTGAGAGACATTGGCCTTTTGAAGGGTTTGATGATACTTCTCAAGAATTTGAGGTCCAGATAAACCTTGAAATTCTTTAGCAGTTACTCCAACTTTAGGGGCAATCTTTTCAAAGAAGTCGGCCATTTCTCCGCCGCCTGTTTGCATGAAGTCACCAAACTTATCGTTGACATCCTTCATGATGTCACTCAGCTTATCTTGCTCGACACCAACCTTCTTTGCAGCAAATGCCCACTCTTGAAACTCTGTTGCATTGGCATTTGCTAAACGGGATTGTATTTCTATTTCTTTTGATGCTTTCCCAACTGCTGAAACTAAGTCAGGTATTGCACCTATAGCCTCAGCTGCTGTTCTAGCCAATTCCTCACCAATACCTAAGAGAAAGCCTCCTTTAATTAGTGAGAAACCACCCGTTAATGAATCTTTAATATCATTGCCTACACTCTTAAACTTATCTGAGATGTTGTTTGCAAAATTATTAAATTCTGAACGTATACCTGACAAGTCGATTTTAAGATCAATGCCTTGACTGGAATTTTCAATTTTCCTTGAAGAATCTGAAACTATTTTTTCTGCATCTTTCATCCCCTCTTTTAGTTCAGAGGTCTTGGCACCGACATGGACTTCAACACGGTTATTGTTTGCCATAACTTCCTCACTGGCATTAAAAAAGCCCCTTGAAAGGGGCTGAGCTAAAATAAAAAAACCTTGCAATAGCAAGGCTTTTTAAGGTTATTTATGGCAAGTTAATCAGCCATATTTTTTGGCAAAATCTTCATCAGAGGTGCATAGATAAATTATGCCCTCAAAAAATGCAATTATTGCAGGCAATAACGTCCAGCAAAAAATCAAATAAAGTATCCCCATACCGACTTTGCCCAAGTAAAACTTATGAACTCCTATACCCCCAAGAAATAGAGCAAAAATCCCAGCAGCAATTTTGCTTTTCTTTCCATTTACTTTTGCGTCTTGTTGTCTTACACCACATTTTGGGCAAATTTCAGCACGTGCATCAATTTGCTGACCGCATGCATAACAAAATTTAGTTGGAACCATTTAAATACTGCCTATTTAATTTCAGCTTTAATTTTTTGAATCATTTTCTGTTCCAAAACACCACGTGAAACACAAGTTAAAGTGATATTTTGAGTTACATCACCAACTTTATAATCACCTTGCAATGTTGTGCGAACATCTAAAGAATTATCTGCAATTAAAATATTATAAGCAACCTTAGTACTGGTTCGATTATCTTTTAAATAATCAATGCCCAATGTTGTTCCGCAATCAGCTAAATCTGGTGTAAGGCGATAATCACGAGCTGCAGTAGAGATTACTCCAGCATCAGCATTAGCGCTCATAATCTGTTCACCATTAATTGCTAACGCACGTTGAGCTGCTTTAAAAATTTGATCCTTCGTAGCGCTCACTTGCTCGCTTGCACTTTGATTTAATGTGACAGGCGCTTTATATGTCGTTGCACAACCTACTAAACTAGATCCCACCACCAAAGCAAATAATATCTTTTTCATAATTTCACCGATTGTTATAAAGTGAACCTAATTTAACAAACCGATTACTTTTTGTCACATTGAAAAATTAATCAGGGCAGCCTTAACCACCCTGCGGAAAATTCGACAAAACTTCCAACATATCATCCTCGTCATCCTCTGAAACTGTGATAGCTTGCGGAGTTTCATCAATTCCCATAAATGCTTCCAAAATACGGCAAAGGCGCTGTATTCCAATATGTGCGGGAGGGTTACTTTGCTGATACGCACTTAATGCTCTTAATCTAGGCAGGTCCATTTCATTACGCACATAGTCGTAATCTTTACCCATTGTCAGGACTAAATGCGTGTACAGCTCCTCCCAGTTTATTCCCCCGAGCTTTCACCTACGGGTTTACCTGTATATTCCAAGCCGGACGTTTTAGTTACTAGGGCTAATACTTCTTCCATGTTACCCATATCTAAGAGCTCATCAGAAACATATTCACGGGTAATATCCGGGTAATTCCGTTTTAAACAAATATGAGCCATATCCACAATTACAGATGCTGGAACATTGTTTGAGCTTAATTGTTCTTGGAAACGCTCAATCGTACCCAATGGTGCCGGAGCAAAAATCCAAGTCTGACCAGCAATTTCTTTACTATTACCACGTGGGTTATCAACTTGCTTAAATTGCATCTGGCATTACTCCGATAAATCGATTTTGAAAACACGGTTAAGATCGTCAGCCATAGGCTGGAATTCAAACTCAGGAATATCGTAATCGTCCTGTTTTGAACTAAACCCAAGTTTGTTACTGGTACAACGGAAGAAATTCATGTGCATGAACTTGCCTTTGTAGTCACGTTGCAAGTCAACGGCAAACTCTGGCGTATAACCCATATCTAGGTTTGATACAGTGATTGACTTTGCACCCGCTACCATTGCTGAATAACGGAAGTTAATAAATACCGTTTTACCCACATCTGCAGCAGCAAATGTATAAGCACCGGTTGCCGCATCTACACTGTATTGCCCTGTTGCTGGCGCTGAAGCTACACGTTTAAGTGGGATTGCTTTAGCATCTGTTACGCCTAGATCCTTTACATATGTACCGCTGTTAGGAACAACCGGTGTAACAGTACCACCAGCCGGAATTACTTCACCATTAATGGTTTGGGAAACTGTTTCGATTCCACCTTCAGCAACAACGCCACCGAAAAAAATGGAATTTAACAAAGTACCGTTAATACGCCCGAAAGAAGCTTTACATTTAATGGTACCTTTACCACGCGCAGCATCTACAGCGAACTGTCCACGACCGAAAAGCTCTTTTAAGTCATAGCTAATATCCACACCAACGGATTGCATCACCCCCACTTCTACTGGTGTGGGATTAATAATCGGTTGCCCGTATACATCTTGAATCGGTGTAGCAAAGATCTTGCCGGCACCAAATAAATATTGAGCCATTTATTTTG